AAACTGACCTGGCCGTGCGCCTCCCAAACCATCCCGTAGGCATCGTCAGGAAAGCCACCTACGGTGTTCGCTTCCAAAAGCCGCCCGTAACCCAATGGTTCATAGTTGAGGCCGTACTCGTTGCTGATTTGTAGCAACTCGTTGGCGGCCTGGCGTAAGTGGTAACGCCCCCTGGCGTAACGCGCACGCACGTCGCGTAGCGCTTCTTCCACCTCGGTATCCGTGATTTGGCCGGTAGTCATTAGTGGTTCTCCTTTGGTTGGTTATTCGTTACCGCATCAGCGGATGCTGATACGTGAATGAGTGGATGGTCAAAGCCGCCCACGCCAGAGAACAATGACAGTACCTTCATCGTGGTTTCCTGCCGAACTTGTGAGTGTTGGTTTGTAGTTCGGTGGTCTTGACGAAACGCTTATGGCCTTGCAACCTGTGGCGTATCCCGACTTCACGCTTTGACTCTTCGCAGTTGCGGCACACCGTAATGATGTAGGCACCACTCGGAGTTCCGTCACAAGCGGTGGCGAAGCGGAAGACGCGTTCCCAAGTTGTGTGTTGGCATTTCTTCATTACTTGTTCCCTACGTTGGTGATGAGTGGATGGTCAAAGCCGCAGGCGCACGTTGAAGCGCCCACGACTATCTCGCTTGAGCAACGCCAACAGAAAGCCGGGCGCTTCATACGGCTCGCGCCAGGCGCTACGTAGCCGCCATCGTGGACGGTGACCCAATGTGTGGCCTTCTCCCACGACGAAGCGAACGCTTCGCCGCAGGAGACACACGCGTGCGTGGTGGCCATCAGGAAAGGTGCTTCCTGACGAACTCAGCGGCGATGGTTTTGCGGATGTCCTGGTCACCGTAACCCTGGTCAACCCACCTGGTAAGGATGAAGCACGCCACTTCCGGCAACGTCACAAAGCCGTAAGGCTCATCACTGTTGGTGATGTTGGTTTCGCAACGTAGGTGGTTGAGGCTTGCCTGGCAGATTGCCCAGAGTTCCTCGTGGTAGCAGTTGGTCAGCGCGGTAAGTAATCCCTCACGCTTGGTGCGGTACGCCTTGCGGCCATCCTCATCAGCGTTGAGTAGGTCACCGTGGGCTTTCTCCAGCGCCCACACCGTACGGTAGTTGGCGCGTGGGTCGCGCGCCGCGTAAGCCGCCGCTACCTTCGCCTCGTGTTCCGTTTTACGGGCTTCTACTGCTTGACGCTTTGCGGTGGCATTGGTGGCTGACTCGTGTTGGTCACCGTCTTGACCAAGTGCTTCCATAAGTTTGCGCGCCAGGTTGGTTTGTGGGTTACCGCGTACGCCGTACTCAACGCCGTCAACCGTCACCGAATCACCAGCGCGAGGCAACAGTCCGTAGTCAGACATTTTGTAGTAGTAGGTGGTGGGCGTGTCACCGGTTGGCGCGAACGCCAACGCGAAGACATCCTCATCAGTCCTGAAGTAAGCCTTCAGAACCGTGAACGGGCGATTGGCTTCCTTGTTGGCCAACTCGCACTCCTCGCCGTACACGACTTCCACGAGTTCTGAATACTGATAGGTGAAGAAGTCACCACCCTCAGAACGTTGTTCCGTAATTTGAAGTGTTCCAACGTGGCTGGATATCACGCCTGGCTTTGAAGCGAACTGCTTCGCCATACGCGCAACTTTCAGCCGGTTATTCACGTCCGTGTCAAGGACGAAGTTGAAGGTTGGCGCGAGCGCCACCTGGGTCGTATCGGTGGTAATAATGGCATTCTCCTTTGGTTGGTTATTCGTTACCCCAACAGCGGATGCTGATGGGAGATGGTGGGTGGTGGCGCTCATTACTTGACCGCTTTGACCGGAGTGGTGATTGGAAGTGCGAGGAACCCATTTTCAAGAAGCAAATGAATGGAGTCTTCATGCTTGTTGTAGAACTCAGGCCGTGGGCTTTGGAACCGTTGGCACTGTTCAGGCGTGAAGACAAGAACGCCATCTTTGACGGTCGCGCCCAGGTCATCCAAAGCCCAGTCAATCTGTTTACACATATCGCGAATGCTGGCGTTCCGCACGTACCGCTCATCAACGTGGCCATCAAACTGCAAGCGGAGTTGGTAAACACTCCTGGGTGCCTGGTTATGAACGAGTGTCACGGTAGCCCTGAACCTGGTAACGCCGCGGTACTGTTTCATTACTTGGCCTCCTTCGTGATTTGCTTACGGATGCTGGTGGCGGCGGCGCGCATCGCGCGAACCACGTTGGCCATATCGGCGTACTCGCCGCAGGATGACGACATCTCTGAATAGAAGTCAAAGTCGCTGAGCATCTCAGTAACCGCCGCTTCCGTCAAGACAACGGTAACCAAGCGCTTACCTTCCTTGATGGAAATGATAAACGCGTTCACGTCATCGCAATGTGGCGCTGGGAACACCGTCACGCGCTTGCCGTCAACGAGCGCGTACTCATTGAGATACAACCGCGTGTAGTGGTCACTCCACGCCTGGGCGCTGAGCCTGACCTTGATACCCTTCATACCTACCTCCTCTGGTTGGTAATGACCACCCTACCACCCCTGGCAGACCTTAGCCAGTCATCTAAGGTTGCCCGTAATCACTGAGCCGCTGGATGCGCCGCGAACTAGGGTGCGATATCCGTGTGCGGCGCGCCCAGGGTGCGGCCACGTGGTAATCACGCGCCAGAACGCACCACGACGCGTATGGTGCCAATCACAGCGCCCATTGCGCCCATCCATCGGAGTAATCAAATAGCGCGAGCGCGGCCAACAGGTTGAACGCTGGTTCATACAACTGTTCGCACGTGGATAACACGCCGTACGTTTGTAGATAACCATTTGGATAGTAGCGAGATGGTAAGCACCAAAACCTATTCACCTGGGTAAGCCCGATGCTTCCGCCGTTTGGGTCAGACGCGTTCAACTGATGCGGCTGGCAACGCGATTCACGCCACATCACTACTTCCAACATCTGTAGGTGTTCTGCCGCCCATCCGAGCGTCGTGGCCAGCGCCAGGTATTCCGCGCACTCAGGATGTTCGTGCGCCGGCAACGTGGTTGTCGTAGTTGTGGTGGTTGTGGTGGTTGTGGTGGTTGTGCTAACAGTTTGGGCTTGTGGCGCGCGCGCACCCGTAGCCGGCGTGAACCACGCCAACACCACCACTATCGGGATGACTAGGAACCTGAATCTCATTTGCTACCTCGGTATTCCGCTATGGCCGCTTGTTGCTCAGCCGGCGTGTAATGCTGAACGGATTCAAGTAGTTGCTGTTCGGTGCGTCCCGTATGACGCATAGCGGCACCGAAACTTCGGGCGGCGTGATGGTTGGTAACCGCCACACTAGCGGATTTGGCTTCAAGGTTGTCCGTCCAACGTTCACCGTTGAGCCAGGTGGCCGGGAACGCGCAGTAGCGGATGTCGCTGATTGTCGCCGCGTAAGTCGTTACTGAACTGAGTAACGCTTCAAGGGTGAGGTTACGGTTACGGGCGAACGCCTTCGCGAACGCCTTGCTCGCGGCACCCTTCGCGACCTTCCGTGGATACGCTTCCCAGAACTGATTGAACTCATCTTTGAGTGGTGGTTCTTGATGGTTGATAATAAGTGGTGTCTTTTTCGTGGCGAATGGGGTTTCTGCTTCTGGGGAATGGGGATTTGCCGAATGGCCATTTGCTGAATGGGGTTTCAGTTGATAAACGATTGAGTTACCGCGCCCGTGAGACTCTTTCGCTATCTCAATAAGGCCATCGGTCATCATCCGTTTGATTGCCACCCGAACGAAGTTCTGTGAGCAACGCGCCTTCCACGCCAACGACTTTTGACTAGGCCAACAGCGGCCTTCATCATTTGCGTAATCAGCCAACGCCAGGTGTAGAAGCAACGCTTCGCCGCGGTACGGGCTTTGCGCCCACACAATCGCCATAATTCTGATACTCACTCCTGCCCACCGAACAACAACGCGAACTGCGACAACCGCATCAACACAATCCCATCCTGCGTATCGTCAGGCATCGCCACCATCACGAACGGGCGTATGTCTCCGATGGCTTTCGCCTGGGCGGACTGACGTTCAGCGGCGTGGAACCTGGTCGCTATCGGCGCCACCTGCGCGCCGGCCTTGACCTCAAGCCGTAGGTGGCCACCCCAATGTTCTTCGTGCCGCGTGTTCGCGCCGGTGATACCCAACTTCTTCCGCGCGCGCCGCGCCTTACTGTCTCCCTTCGCACGGTTACGCTTCCCCCTGGCGCGTGGGTCACCGCAACCTTTGATACGCCTCAGGCCATCACGCCCAGGCTTCCCTAGTAATCCAAACAACGGGCAACGTGCCTGCCCGATACAACGTGTTTGGTCACCCTGACATTCCCCTTTTCGGTCTTCCATCTTCCATCCCTTTCATCGTGGCCAAAGCCGTGTACTAAAAGTATTCCCACGTTCCTTCCTACGTTCCGATGGCGTCAAACCACCAAAGATGCCGTACCTGTCACCCGTCGCGATGAAGTCATCCGCAAGCGCCAAGCACTCCGCGGTGACGGTACAACCGGCGCACACGGCCTTACCTTCACGGTAGGTCAACTCCCCTTGTGACTTCGGTGGAAAGAACCATTCCAGCGGTAGACCGCGACACGCGGCGTCATCAGTCCAATGGTTACGCAGACCCACCCCTTAACACGGCCAACGCTTCACTAATGAGCCGCGCTTCTCTGGTCATATCAAGGAACGGATTGGAAGCACATTCATCCAGCGCCACCACCAACAACAGTATCGCCGCTTCCAACCGTTCTTGTAGTTGGCCGGCGTTGGTGCGTGTTGGCTCGTCGTAACGTTCTGACGCGAGGTAAAGGTTGCGGTGGTTGGCGTGTACGTACGGATGTGACCGGCCACGCGTGCCGCGTAACTGAAACACCTTCCCCGACTTGTGGAGTACGGATAACGTGCTGGATACCTGGCCGTGGTGGAGTTGTAAGTCTGCACCGACCTCAACCCACGTCAAGCCATAGCGATGGTTAGCCAAGTGTGCGAGTACCTGCTGTTGCCTGTCTTGAGCCGTACCATCGGCGGCGTTACGCCGCGCCCGTTCCGCGCTCGCTGGCCGCGACACGAACCCTTCGGTGCCTGCGTAAGGTAGTTCAGGCGTCACGATTGTTTCCGTTCCATCACCACGCCATCGCAGAGCAAACGCTTCGCGTAACCATTACCGATGTTGAACGCTTGCCAATGGAAGTAGGCCTGGGCGCGCCGCTTTGTCGTGAACCTGGTGCGATACTTGCCACCACGGCCACGCGTCTGAACCTGATAAATGTGTTCCGTTTCCTTATCACCTGGGTATCTACCGATGTAGAGCAGGTAGTTATCAAAGTTGGTCATCGTGCTTCCTTCTTGTTCATCAGTTGGCTGATTACGTTTGACGCTTCCTTCTTCGTCATTGCGCCCACGTCATCCACGACGCGCCCGGTGTGTTCCGCGATGAAGTCAAGTAAATCCACCTGCTTCTCCTTCGCGAGTTTGGCCAACAGTTTGGCTTGCGCCTCGCTAATGTTGACGGATGTGGCGGTGGCCTTCGCGACCTGGCTCTTCTGCTCAGCGTTGGCAATCATCGCCTCACGTGAACCGGACGGGCGCTGGCTGTCTGTCGGTTCAACACGTGGCGCGGCTTTTGACGGCATCGGTATGACGTTCCCTTCACGCGCTGGTTCACTCACCTGCCGGTTACGCACCTCATCAGCCGACGCTATCTTTTGCGTCTCAGCCGCCAAAGTCGCGATGATGGCACGACCCCAAGCGCTGGTCTCCGCGTTCATCAGTTCCGAATCGCGCGTGAAACTGCTCTTCCCTGGGTACGGTTCCCACGCCATACCGACGCCTGGGCGCTGGTCATCAGGCGTACGGTAAGCCGCGGCCACGTACACGACGAACGTATGTTCGCCAACCGTTATCACATCAAACGGTTTGCCGTGGTCAAGTGGTTGTAGTGAACCATTCGGGTACTTCTCTTTGAACATACGGATGCGTTCCGCCACATCCACATATCCGGTTAGGTCAAATGACATTACTGTTCCTCCTGTTTGTTGGTTGGTTGGTATTCCACCGCGCCATACGATGACGCGATACTCCAGGCCGTTTCTATGCGGCGTGACTCCGTTGATTCTTGGATGTGTTGCCAATCTTCATCAGTGAACTGTGAGCAGTCAATGATGAGCAAGTCGCGGAATTCGGCTGAGCCGTATGCGCCATCTACGCTGAAGAACATCATCATGCTGAGGCCGGCGCAATCTTGTGGGTACGCATAACGCGGAATGGCTTCCCTTGCTTGTCGTACTTGGCGACGATATCGGGGTGGTCTTCGCGTAACGCTTTGGTATCCAGCGAAGCGCGCCCAGCCTGTTCCTTCCAGGACAGCACCTTGACGCCGTTGTACGTGCCGACTTCGTTCTCCTTCAAGAGCATCGCCAGGTGGTCTTCTGCGTTCTTCTTCAGTAAGTCACCCTCAGCGATGAGTTCCTTCGCGTGAACTATCTCTTGAAGCCAACGCATATCGCTTGTCGCTAACTCAATCTCCGTGGGTCGCGCACGCCAGATTTGTGCGACGGTGGCCGCGTCAATAACGTGGTCGTTGAAGTCATCGGGTGGCGTGTTCTGCTCAATACGTTCCGCGAACGATGCCGCTTCCGCCAACAGCGCGTCCTTCGCCTGCTCGTTACGTGGGCATTGGATGACGGAGATGGTCTGCTCGGAGTCAAGCACCGCGAACCAGACGTCAGCGCCCGTCACCGCGGCCTGCGCCCAGGCTTGCCACAACCATTCGTTTGGTAGGTCGTTCTCGTCACGGATGCGGTAACGGGTGGTGGTCTTGGCCTCAATCACGATGGACGGCGTAAACGACTCATCAACACCATCCAGCGAGATGATGAACCGGTCTTTGTGATACATAAACGGTGGCGTATGGAACGGAATACCCAGCACAACTCCGGCCTCAGCGATGAGTACCGGCTCAATCAGGTTGCCGCGACGGAACGCCGCAGTCTCCTTACCTACTTGCGGCTCGTTGAGTTTCGCCGCGAACAGTTCAGGCCGTGACGTGTAGTTGGAAGCGCCCATCAAAGCGGATGCTTCTGACGCGCCAAACACTACGCGGCCTTCCTCGTCGCGATGACGCTTCATCAACCATTCCAAACTCCCGTGCGTTGGCTTCTCTATCAGTTTCATAGTTCTCCCTTTTGGTGACGTAGGTGCCACCACGTTCACTATGGCTCACGGGTGTTACGAAGTGGCGTCAATCAAAAGAAATATTTGCAAGCCAGATGAGCAGTCGGGGAACCGAACGCCACGAAAGGAGGACGTGACGCCGGCTCAACCCGACACGGCGGAGAAGGGTACGCCGCGCGGCAACAACCTATCTGTTTTCTTGCCGTGCCGCCACCACTATCGCTTACAAGATGGTTAGGGATTCAACCATTCCAACGGGAACACAAAACAGATGGTAACAGTCTCCATCCGTAGCGATGCTTTGCGCTATCGCGACGTGGCCAGGCTTCGCACCCGGCACCAACCAACCAATACTTTTAATACGGCACGGTTCCGCGTCAACGCTCACCAAAGGATTCCAACCTTCCCCTTCGGCGTGCGCGTCAAGCCAGACGACTAGAACTTTCGCGTAGTCACTCATCATCATCTTCTGGTTCGCAAGTAACGATTACCTGAAGCAGACAACGACACACGACTACCAACCTTCACGCTTTCTGTTCTGGCAGAAGATAGGTGCCTGAATAGTTATCCCGTGTTCGGGCGTGATTATCGCCATCGCTTGTTGCGGTTGTTCGTGGCCAAAGTTGCTGATGAACGCGTACTCATCCAAACCTTTCATACTTCCGTTCACTATCAGCGACGGTGAAGGTAGATACTGATGCCAATGGCCCATCCATAACGTGCTGAAGTTTTGACCGGTAGCCAAATAGCGTTGTGCTTTACGTGCGCGTAACCGCATAATCGGCGGATAGATACCACCGATGCCGGCACCGCCGCTCGCCTGGTCACCGTGCGTAATCAGTTGCCCGTGTTGGTACACGTGGAAGAACGCGTCAGCACCCTCAGGTATGACGAACGTGACGCGTTTATCCTTCGCGAAATGGCGTTCAATCATCTTCGCGAGTAACCAATCAAAGTTCGTTTTGGCGCGTAACTTCATACGCGGCTTCCTGCTGGTACGCCCGTGGTTACCGACCACCGACGCGACGTGTACCTTCCCGAACTCCGTGGCCAACATATCCACCGCCGCCGCTATCTGCTCAGACCAAAACAGTAACGAACCAATCATCGTGTCTTCGTTAGTTTCAGCGAGTTCTTCGTGGATGTCACCAGAAAAGATGTCGCCACCAAGTATCAGCACACAACCGTCATACTTCAACCCAGACAAATAATGTCTGGACATCTTGATTAGGCCGCGTGACCAGGCTTCCAAACGTTTCACCGCTATCTCACGGTTGTAACAGTTCAAGAAATCCACTTCTTCAGGTAGCACCACTTCATCAAAGTGCGTGTCCGAAAGCATCGCGACCACGGTGGCGCTCTTCGGTTTCGGTTTCACCGGCGACAACCATTGTGGCGGTGCCAACGACAACGACTCCGCTCGGTCAATGACGGTCAGCGCGCGTTGCGCGGCTTCCAACTGCGTGCGTAACTCTTCAGCCCGATGAACGGCGGCGTCACGTTCACGCCGTAACCGTTTGTCTTCCAATCCTTGTTCAGACGCTATTTCATCCGCCAATGGCATACTTCACCTTCCGATAGTTACGTATCGCGTTATCGCTCAACACGTGGCCGTTACGACGCAACACTCTTACTATCGCCGTCACCATAATCGTTTCATCAGCGATGGCTTCCAACAGGTCAGCCTTGTCCGAGTCGCTCAGCGTGTGGAGTATCGCGTCCACTCTGAAAGTGTTATGACGCCGCGGTAGTTCATCCCTTATCTGTTTGCCCAAGCCGCCCAAGTTTGACTTCATCGTGCCCTTCTAAGTGGTTGTGGAGTTCCACTGCCACAGTATCAACTTTGCCCTCGGTTCGTAGCGCTATGCCCGTCAACCGCACCAGGCTGTCGGAGACGAGCGCGTGGTCGTTACGGTTCTCCTTACGGGCGGAATGGATTACGGCCACTATGACGCCACCCACCGCGGTCACCACCGCCACCACAACCATCGCCAATCCGTTATCCATTTGCTTCCTTCCACTTTTTGACTGCCGCCGGCACCTTATCGCCGGCCACGTAACGGATATGCCACGGTTCAGATTGAACTTCCCACGACCACCCGAACCGGCCACAGTTCGCCAACATCCACGCCTGGCGGTCACCATACGCCGACCAGATATCCACAGCGATACCCAGATTGTGGTTACTTGAACCAGGTACCGCCATCGGCGCTAGGCCAGCGCGTAGATACCACTTCACGCCATCCCACGTACGCGTAGAAGCGCCAGCGATAGGTTGCTTCTGGTAACGCGCAAGGAAGCCAGAACGTTGCATCTCAAGCGTGCGGTACGCGTCGCCTGGTGACGTTGCCATAAACGGCTTGATACCGTCAGCGAAGGCCTGCGCCCGTAACGCGTGGTACGCGTCAGCGGCCAGGTGGTGTAACCAGCCGTACGGCTTCACTTCACGTAACAGCGAGCCTGGTAACGCGCCTGGCGTGACGCCTAACAGGTCAGCCGGCAGAACCACTTTGCGTACGGGGAACATACGCCTGGCCAATCAGGACTTGCGCCCGAAGGCCGGGTCGCCCGCGTTTACCCATCTCAGCAACGGTGGGATAAGTGCCGCGACTGCGGCCTTCACCAAATCATCAGGCTGATAGTTGCCGGTGGCCGCCACCGCCACAACCGCACCGACAACGCTACGGGCGTAAGACTGAAGCGCGGACTTCTGTCGGTCATTCAGTTTCATTTGCTGTCTCGCTTTCATGCGGTGTGAATGTGTCAGAAACAGCGTCATAGGTGTCACCGATGCCTGCATACTTGGCACGGAAGTTGGCGTTGTAAGAAGTCTGCATC